AAGTAACATCACCCACCGTTCCTGAAGCAGCATCGGTTTGTCTCCATGCATTAGGATTGATATCCAACCTTATCGGACCTCCAGCTGCATTTCCAAGAACCGAACCCGTTACATACGTTGATTCATTTTGGTGTACACCTCCGATTGAACCCGTATCTGCATATGAGAAAGCATAAGTACCATTTACGTTAACCAACACATAGTTTGGTCTTGCTTGAAAAACCTCTTCTGCTGGTGTTGTTGAATTTCCGTATGATATATCACGAGATATAGTTTTAGGATATGATTTTTTAGAATTATTTGGATCAGCTTTATACATTATTTTCCTCCCCAGGAATTTCTTTTAATCCAAATATCACGTAAGATATCGGATACTTCTTTTCTTATTTCTTTTTTAATTTGTTCCATATCACTTCTATCAATAGACTCATCAACAAACTTATAACCTGTCTGTTTTTCAATATTTTTCTTTTTCTTTCTACTTAAACCGGTATTTTTAAATGCTTTTGGTGTATTATACACATCAATACTAGCAGTTGTGGTAATCTCACCTAACTTCTTCTTATATAAAGAACGACATAGTTCTTTAACTAAGTGATTAAATCTTTTTGAGTTCTTTATCGAGCTCATAATATCTTAACAATTGAACAATTGAATCATCTTTAATTGTATTTGATTCGTTTAAACAAAATTTATCTATACAATTAACTGCTTCTTTTAGTTTAATTCTCAGTACTTTATCTTTAACCTGTTCGACTCGCGATGATAGTGAATTTTTTAAAACAGGTAATTTATTATTTACAAATACTGAAAAGTTATTAGTGTTTGAAATATTACTAATGTATTCTTTTAAAAGTGTTTTTTGTTCACCTGTTAAATTAGTGTATTTTTTATTAAATTTTTCTAACAATACCTTATAGGATAAAATTCTTAAATCCTTGTCTTTAAAATCATTTGACATAAAGGTATTTGATTTATTATTCTTAATAGTGGTCACACCCTCTAGTATAATAAAGTAACTTTCTGTTTTCTCATCAGCACTTAATTGACTTAAACCTTCAAATAGTTTATAAGTGGAAGCAAATACCTTATACTTAGGAACTTTAGATGAAAATAATTGATTTAAATCATAACTCTTTTTTATTTCATTTATTAAGTTGTACTTTTCTCTACGTAAAGTAGAATTGTTTAACTTACCCCTTTGTTTTATTACTTCTGATAAAAAATAATCTGCTTTTTTATCTGATTTGAATTTTTTTGTTACTAATAAATTATAAAGGGCTAACTCCTTACCCATTTCAGTATGCTCATTGAACTGTTTTTTTATAATTTTTAACGCAGGTGACTCTTTTTTCTTATTTAGTACATCAACAGTAACTTGTCTTAATAAAAATTCAAATAGTAGTCCTGTGTTTCTTAACTTATTGTGTTTAAATTTACTCATAAACAATTCCTTAAAAGTATCTGATATAATGATTCATATATAAATATAAGAGAATTTAGATTAAGTTGAATTTTAGTCTTCTATTATATTATCTTCACTTAATAATGAAGAATTTTTCTTTGGAAAAGATTTTTTTAATTGATTTACAATACCCTCACGAGCAACTACAGTAGAAGCCTTTGATTGAGCTAATGGTGAACCACCTTTGAACTCTCTTTTTCCAAAACTTCTATGTCTTTTTTGTACTTTGTCGTCATTCGGTCTATCTTTATGAAACGGGTCTTTTTCACTTCCACCCCAATCACCACTTCTAGGTTGCTCATTACCATCATCTTCTTCATTATCGTCTGGTTTTGGTTCTGCAGTTTGTTTGGCTGGATCATTACCCTCCGCTTCTATCTGGTCTAATCTAAATTTTTGTTTAGTATCTTCTACTATTCCCTCATAGATATTAACTTTTTTCTCATCTGAAAAATCAAATATGTTATCATATATCCACTTACGAGAAAATAACTTAGTCTCCATCGCCTTTTCAGCTAACTCCACTTGTTGATTCATCAACTCTAGTTTTTCTTGTTCGTGAATCATGGATGGATTCTGTAATTCTAAATCAAAATCAATCAGATCAGCATCTTCAAATCCTTGACTATATAGATGAACGATTCCTATCTTTGTTAATTCACTCACGATTATCTTTTGTAATCTTTCAATTGTACGAGCAAACCTAACATCCTCAGCAGCCAATGTAGCCTTACCACCACTCAGACCTTCTTCATATCCCAAGAAAGCCTTTGGTATTCTTAAAGATGCCATGAGTTTATTTTTTAAATATTCAATATCATCTATCTGATCGTTATTGGATAAACCAGGTAGGGTATCTATCTCCGTTCCACTATCTCCACCACGAACTGGTAGAAAGTAATCTTCCGTTACACTTTCCATGTTGTATTTTAAATTATACTCACCTGTACTTTGATCAATAACAGGAGTCTTTTTCATCTTATTGATAATCTTTTGCATGAATTGTTCGACTTCTCTTGGTGGTATATTTCCAACATCAATCTTAAAAATTCTTTTTTCAGGTGCCCTCATGATTCTATGTATCAACATAGCATCTTCCATAAGAGTTAATTGTTTAAATACTTTTCTACCACCCTCTAACATGGATTTACCATAGGGTAAAAAATTAGTATCTGCTAATAAACGAAAGTGAGCTATCTCGTAATTTTCCTTTACTTCTTTTTTCTCATGTTCTATCTCAAATTGAATCAATTGTGGATTAGCAGGATCGTGATCCTCTAGTCTTGTGATATCATACGCACTTATTGGTTTGACATTAACCACACCATACTTATCAACAATATCTAACTGAAGATAAAAGTCTCCATACTTGGTTATATTTCTTATCCAACTCCAAAGATTAAATTCAATGTTAAGAATATCATAAAATAAATTATGTAATATTTTTTCAACCTTAGTATTCTCAGTTCTTATCTTTAATATCTCACCTTCAATATTATCAACGGTTGATTCATCAGAGTAGATATCAAGAGCAGAAGCAATAATCGGGTCTTGATCCATTAACTCGTAGTCTCTGAATAAATCATGTTTTCTTACCTCATATGCTGCTCTTTGATTCTGAGCAGTTGCGTATGGATTAGAATATGTATTTTGTATTAACCTCTGATAACGATCAATAAAATTAGATTGTAAACTCGTTTGAGTAAAATCTAAATCTTTGACGATTAAACGATTATCATCTGTTTTTCTAATTACTACGTTTGATTGAAATAATCTACCTAGTCTTGTAAAAATATTATCTGCCATAATTTACCCCAATAACCAACTTAAATCTTCTTTTTCACCTTTTATATCCATCTCGTATGGATTATTTTTAGGTTTATTGTCATTAGTCATAATCGGTGTCCTTTCATTTAAACTACCGATTGAATTAACTAAACTACTTTGAAATTCATTTCTCTCTGATTGTATTCTGATAGCAGTATCCCTTATCCATAACAATATGGAATAAGACATTACTAAATCATCATTGTATCCTTCAAGTGCTTGTGTTTTACTATTCTTGTATATAAATACAAACAACTCATCGATTAAACGAGTTGATTTTAATTTAACCATCTTCTCTCGTGTATACTCTTCCATCTTAGCAATAAGTAATGGTTTGGTTCTTAAAGTTGTAGTAAAACCTGGTATTTTGTTCTTATCAATATTTCTATATCGATTGGTATGTTGATTATCCTCATCAACAACCAGATGATTCTTCTCTTGATAAAATAAATTCTCATATCCTCTATCGATAATCGTCTGTAGTGTAGCCCAACCTATGTTGTTATTTTCCACAACCAATAGGGCATCGTTATATTTCGTAGCTAATTCAATTAAGAAATTACCAAACTCCGTTGTTCCTAACTGACCTTTGTATTCTGCAACCTGTTCCATCTCTTCTAAGTCAAATACTTGAGCAGCCGAGTAATCCGTACCATCCCCTCGTGCAACATCAGCACTTATTAAATATTGTTTGGAATAATCAGGATATCCCCATATCCAAAGGTTTCTATCAAATCCACTCTTCTCTGTTGGTTCACAACACATCTTTTCCTTATACCATTCCAAGATAGCAGGATCGACAACAGAACGACCAGAACTAAGGAAGTCAGCATCACACTCTTGGGCAGCCTGTGACGGACCTAAGTTCTTGTCTTGTTCATTTCTCCATTCTTGACCACGATCAGGATGAGCACTCCAATGGAGTTTTATGGTGTTGAATTTATTCACACCATCTTTTGCATCAATCCAAGTCTTGTGAAACCAATTACCCACACCATTGGGTGTTGATATGGCTAAACATTGACCACCAGTAGCTAATGTCTGTTGAGCAGCCGTCCATATTGTATCAATCTTATCAATGAAAGCAGCCTCGTCTAATATCAGTAGAGATAATGCTTCTGAACGACCAGCTGATTCAGTAGACGCAAGAGCTTTTATCTGTGAACCATTCTTGAATATCAAAGATAATTTGTTATTCTCAATAATCTGTGTCTTTAACCAACTAGGTAAACCCTCGTACATAATACGTACTTTAGTTACAATATTTTTAGCAGTATCTTTAGTGGTTGCTATACACAATACATTCTTATCGTTTTGAAATAACATCATCCACAAAGCATATGCAGCACTTAGGGTTGATATACCTAATTGTCGTGATTTTAAAATTACATTATAATCGTTTTTTTCGTATTCCTTTAAAACATCAAATTGAAATGGATATAATTGAAATTTAATCTTACCACGTTGTGGGTGTTGTATGGTACAAAATTGATTAATAAAGTATGATGGTTCTTGTACACACTTTAGATAATTTTGTTTTATAGCTTGTTTTATATCACTCATTTCATAGCACTTTTTATGTTTTCATCAGACAAAGCATTCGCTACTCTTTTATCAAATGGATCAGAATCTTTTAATGATTCCATCTCAGAATTATACTCTTTCATTATGGATTCCCAACGTTGTTTTTCCATATCAGTTACCCATTCTTGCCATTTACCTTTTCTATGAAGATCAGCTTCAAATTCTAATTGACAAACCCTACATCTACCCATACGATTATATGTTTGTTGATCAATTGTTTTTAAAATAAGTTTTTCACAATCACTTTCTTCCCAACCATTACACTTATCAAATCCTCTTGGTGGAATTTTAGTAAGTTGTTTTCTTTTACCATTTTCTAAAGTAAATTTTCTACCACTTGGTTCTTCCCAAATCTCACCCTCTTTTCTTTCATTTATACCCTTGGCTTGGTAACCGATCTGTACTTTTCGATCATATATACCCTTTACCATTTTTTGTATTTTTTCTATATTACTCATAACCTTAATTCCTTAAAAAAACATTAAACCTGTTATCTGATTGATTGGTGCAAACGCACCAGTAAACTTATATGTATTTCCATTATACTTAAACACTATTCCCTCTGTTGGAACAATTGCATCAAATCCACCGATTGCATTTAATCTATCCAACTGAACCTTTAATCTGTTTAATTTTTTCAAATCACCACCAGCCCTTACGATTGAGATTGCTTTCTTGAGTTTCTTTCTCATATTTTGAACTGATTTTGCTGGATTTACAGCCATCCAACCATCCATATTTTTCATTATCTCAGCACCAACCTCAAAGAATAACTCCTCAAATGGTTTCATATTATCCTTGACCATTCTATTTTTATCAATCTTATCCGTAGTCAATGCCCAATCTAAAAACTTTGGGTTATCTTTCATATCCTTTTTCATCATAGGTATGGTATATGATTTGTCAAAAAATGCCCATCGTTTAGTTAACTTAACCAACATTTCATTTGTAATTTTAAATTTAAATTGTTTACTTGCATTATGAATAAATTCTTGCCAATACATCTGATGATACAAAGCAAAGGTATCATTATCTTTTAACGAGTAGATGTTTTGTAATTTCTGTAATCTACCAATGTATTTCTTTTTCATCTTACCAAAGTCTTGATGTTTTGGAACTGTTACAAAATTTGGTTTTGATATCTTGTAGTGTTTTTGTATGTGTTGATTGACTTGTTTTATCATACCTTGTAACATCCTAGCACTATCTTTTGCTTGACCAATTACCCTACCGCTATCATCATATTCCATTGCTCCATGAAAAACCAATTCTGTGATATCGTAGTTCACTACATTCTCACTAGCCGGCCACATGACTTCTAAACTCATAAACTTACTACCATTACCAAATATCTTTTCTTGTTGTTTTTTAGATAAAGCTCCGATAGCCTTTGTCAAATCCCTCATGGCATAAACGAAAGCATTTCTGATTGCACCACGACCTTTGAATTTTCTCTCTACAGCTTTTATATCCAAGGCAGTCTCACCTTTGTTTTTTAAATGACCTTTATTACGAGCCGCAATTAACTTACCATCTTTAAAACTCACCATTAGGTTTTGTCCATCTGTTTTTTCGGTAACGTTATCCTCTCTGTTTAACTGACCACTCAATCCCAATGTTATGATTTTTTTCAAATCACCGAATGTTAAATCCTTGTCATCAAAAGGATGACTCATGTGTCCGTACGCTCCTCCCATTAATAATAACTCCTTTCCGTTTTGTGGTAAATTACTTGTTAGTGATAATATCTCTTTGACTAATTCTAAATCATCATGTTGTTCATTTCCTCTATTTGAATCTACTTCATCGGGTTCTTCATCATCAACCACCTTTAGGGTTTCAGGTGAATCACCAATGACAGAATCTCTTTCCTTTTTCATATCATCAGCATATTCGTATTCTTGGTTTTTTAAAATCATATCAACGTGATCTAACCATTTATTCCACAACTCACTACCGACAACATCTATTTCATTACCACCACTTGGTTCTTTAACTCCAGCAGGTCCGTATGATACCGAACCAACAGGTCCTTTTGGATATGCCGTGTCTTTAACAAAACTAAAATCTTGACCATTATATGAATCATAATCAATTAATTCCTGTGCTATCTCCCAACCTAATTTCCCAGCTTCTTTCTCAGCTCTAGTTTTGTATGATTTTGCACTAGACATGAAACCAGGTCCGTCATCCGTATCAACACTATTGATCTGAGTAGCTTCATAAAGTTTAAAATAATGTTCAAATAACTTTTTGAACTTATTAGTCATCATGGTATATAAACCCTTATCGTAATACCCAAATGTTTTTTTGAAAAACTTTACCTTTTCCTTATCATTAATATTTGGATTACCCAACATATCTCTTGTTTTAGTACCACTTATGTTTCCAAATTGTGGAGCGGTAACAAAGTATCCATGTTCTTCATATCCTTTTATATCACCTTTACTTTTTTTATAATCTTGATAATAAGTTTTTCCACCACTCTTCTTTGTACCAGCTTTTAACCTACCAGCATCCTTTTGTCCAAACGCATACACAACTGCTGTGGTGTCTGAGTTAAATTTCTTTAATAAATTCTTTGCAACGTAAGGTGTTTTTTCCTCAATGATACGATTTGCTGGAATCCCAACCTTTACCATGTGACGAACTTTCTCTTTAAAATCCATTGGATGTCTTGGTGGTTTTTTTATGTTACTTGTGGTTATGTAAGCCTCATCAACCTGTTTAGATAACCACTTGTATGTAGCTAAATGACCTGAATGAAATGGTTGGAATCTTCCACCGAATACACCGATGGTTTTTTTAATTTTAGTATTTTCCACTATAGAAATATACGATGAATTTTTGTTAAAGTCAAGTTTTTCTTTTATTCTTTCATAACCACTCATTGAATTAGTCTTGTTTTTCTTAACTTTCTTTTTAGACGGACTACCTTGTATAGTTCCGTCACTAGCGACAATACCATCTTCTAAAATAGGTTGAACAATTCCCTCTACTAGTTTTTTTAAACTCATGCTTTTAACTCCAAACTAATTCTTAAATTATCCTCAATGGGATGTGGTAGTGAACTAGTTTCAAAATAACCCCAATCAGAGTGTTCTTGATCAAGTTCTGGTTGAGGTTCGTTCTGTAATTCAATAATGTATAATTTTAAAATTCTATTGTGTTTAGTATCTCTTAGTGTTTCAAAATAATTTAAAGAATTAATATCAATGTCAATTTTTGTTTCTTCTTGAAATTCACGATGTGCACCTTGAATGAATTTTTCATTCTTTTCAATATGTCCCATTGGAACTGCCCAAAAGTTTGGATACTTTCCAGCACCCTCTGAACGTTTTACTAATAAAACCTTATCATTTGATTTAACCACAACACCACCAATACGTTTTGGTGGCTTTGGTGGTAATTTAATTAAACTTTTTAATTTAGGTATAGACATACATCTATAAATATATAAGATTAAACTTCAAGACCTCTTCTAAACCAACCATAGTAAAATTTTTCTAAATCAGGTTTCCTTGTAACTAAATCCGCATAGTATTTAATTCTATATGCCCTAACTCGTTGTAATTCCACACCCTTTAACGCACCTATTGTCTTAGGACCTAGTCCACCATCTACCTTTAAACCAGCACCCTTTGCATTGGCTGATCTTTGTAGTATTTTAACTGCTCTACCTTTTCCTTGATTCACACACATATCAAAATAAATATGTCTTAATTCTTCTGATAAACTCTCTACTTTATTTCTATCCCAATAGTGTTCCTTGTAGATTTCTTTCGCTCCATCTTTGGTTAGATTCTTGATATCCACATCAGGATGACTTCGTTTGGCTATGCCAAAATTAGTCTCTCCGCCTGGATCATCCTTGTCGTTTACATATCCACCCTCGTGATGCAATACTACTTCTATTATTTCATCGAATTTAACTAACATAACTTATCCTTGTTTATTTTTTAATTCTTCAATTTCTTTCTGTTGGGATTTAACCATTTCTGTTAATTCCTGTACGGATTTTATTAACGGAGCAATGAATTGAACATAATCAGCTCCTAAGTAATCACCCTTATCGGTAATACCAGCAAAGTCCTCATTGTTGGTTTCTTTCAATACCTCTTGAACCTCTTGAGCTATTATACCGTATTTTAATTTATTTGATTGTTTGTCTTTTTTAAACTTATAACTAACTGGTCTTAATTTATTAACAAACTCCAAACCTAAATCACTATCATCGATGTTTTCTTTTAATCTCCTATCAGATGTATTGATTGTTCCGTTAGCATACATCTCAGCATCACCATCTTCGGACATATAGACTTTTGTTACATCTCCATTACCTAATGTTACGGAATTGTCTACTTGACCAGCAGCGTGATAACCAAATACATTCTGATTAGTTGCAGTTGCACTGCTTCCTTGAGTGGAACGACCTACCATTACACAATCCGCCGAACCATCAAGATTATATCCAGCTGCCCTACCGATTACTACGTGATTATCCTCCGCTCCGTTCGCAGCTGCAAATGCTTCGTATCCCACAACGGTGTTATATCTTCCTGTTAAATTAGTAGACATCGCAAATGCACCTATCGCGGTATTTTGTTGTCCAGAAGTATGATCATGGAGTGCATTGTTTCCCACAGCGGTGTTTCCTACATTTCCACTTACTCCGTTTTGAACCTTTAGTGCCTCATGTCCGATTGCAGTACTGTTATCTCCATTTACATCTGTTTGTAATGCACTCTTACCAACCGACACATTACCTTGTCCTGTTTTATTCTCTGCTTGGGATAATGAACCGACTGCCACACAACCATCTATGTCTGTACTTGTGTTTGCATTGGCTAAAGTATAATAACCAACAGCAACAATGTCACTTGCATTTTGAAATAATTGTCCTGCAGCAGTACCGAGAGCAGTATTTCTTGAACCAGAGTTTAATTTTCCTAAAGCAGCATATCCAAGTGCAGCGTTATTATCCACGGCTGAACCACTTGCTGTTTCACCTGAATTACCACCGATAAAAGTGTTAAATTTTCCTGTTACGACACCTTTACCTGCATGATATCCCACAGCAGTATTGCCAACAGTTCCACTTGTTCCTGTTTGATCTTCTAATGCTTCGTATCCAACTGCGGTGTTGTAATCTCCGTCATCTTC